AACGTATTGAAATACGCACAACGTTACGGTAAAAAAGGTACTCGTGCAGATGCCCGTAAAGACTTAATGAAAGTGTTACACTATGCTTTGATTCAGTTATATGTTCATGACGAAGAGCTGTAACAAAAAAGTCACACTTAAATAAAATCAGTTTAGCCTATTTACATTTTTGCGTAAATGTGGTTAAATATACTCGTGGACGTTATAACGTTTATATGGACTCCGGGGCGGTACCGGACGCCTCCACCATAAACACATTTAGATAAGTGTGTTTTTATGGGGGCGAAATAGGTTTCGACATATGGGCCAGTCTACAAAACACAAATGCAAACGATAACTTTGCACCATCTGGTTTTGCTCTAGCAGCATAAACACAGGGAGCTGGCCACTTGCTTAGCAACAGAAAAGTGGCACTTTAATTTTTTAAACAAGGGAAAATAAAATGAAAATCGCAGCAATCGCAGCAGCAGCACTTATTACAACAACAGCCGCAGTATCAGCAGCAGAAATCGGCGCAACAGGCATTTCAATTGGCGCGGAACTAGAAAATCGTTACAATGTAGACACTGAAACAATGACATCAACATTGACACCAGGTCTTGGCTATGACATCGCTGGTTTTGGCGTTTCTGCCGAAATGGACTTCGTTCTATACAACGATGAGTTCACACTAAACAATGATGAACTACCAACTCTAGACTTAGGTGTAGAATATGGTCTAGGTCTTATGGGTCTAACATCAACAGCATTTGTTGAAACAGGCTACAACTTTGAGACAGAAGACATGTCAGACGTAGAAGTTGGCATTAGCTTTAAGTTCTAATTACTATATAAATAAAGTATATCGGGTCGTTCCGTAATGGACGCGCGGGGAGCCACGGTTAGCTCCCCTTTTTATAAGGAGAACTGATATGCTATTTACTGCAGCAATAATGCTGTGCTTACAAGACGAACCTCATACATATGAAAATTGTCAAATAATAAACGCAGAATGGAAATATCCCAGTGAAGAAATTTGTTGGGCAGCTATAAATGGAAAATTAGCTACAATGGTTAATGCTCCAGAACTAATGAGAAAATATAAAGTTACTGATGCAAAATGCATTTCTTGGATTGAGAAAAAACAAGAATTATAAATAGATATTATCTGATTGATTGACTGTTTACTTTGTTATTAAAATAATATGTTAACATAATAACGAGGTATAATATGTTAAAAAAACTAGGATTACTAGTAACATTGATTTTTGTTGCTAATTTATCGTTTGCTCAAGAGGAAGCAGCGACTACTACAGATAACACAATAGTTACAGAAAACTATAATGAGAGTGTTATTGATTCAAATACTAATTCAAATACTAAAGTTGAATCACCTCCACCATCTGCAATATCACCATCAATTAACACGTCCAATTCTGACTTATGTACAGTTGGAGTTGCTGGTGCTGTGCAAACACAAATTTTAGGTATCTCAGCGGGTAAAACTGTAAGAGATATGAATTGTGAAAAATTAAAAAATGCAAAAACTTTATACGATATGGGTATGAAGGTTGCAGCAGTGTCTGTAATGTGTCAAGATGAAAGAGTCTTTGATGCTATGATGAATGCTGGTACACCTTGTCCATATGATGGATTAATTGGAAGTGAAGCAAAAGCTGCATGGATGGCGAATAAAGAAGAGCAGCCAAAAAAGAATGTAAGTAAAAACCCCTTTAAAAATATGGATAAAGATGATAAATCGACTGTTTACGGCATTGGTGCTGTGGGTAGCCTCCTTCTCTTATTGCTACTCTGATATAACATATGGCGTTTCACCTAATGCCGCAGCCCAAGGTTTAAATTGGTCTATGGGTACAGTTGTCCCTGATGCTTCTCAGCCTTGGGTGACATTAGAAATTGGCGGATTAGCTTATCGTTATAGAATAGAAAAAGATCCAAACACCGATGGCAAAGTTCATATTAGAAATGAAGATCCAGTAAATGGAGGATACGTTTTTGAAGAGACTGATGATTGGTCCGGCTCTCCTGGTGGTGCTATTCAAAAGTATTTTAGATTTCCTTATACAGATTCAACAAGATGGGGAGATGGTGAAATTGCTGTAGAAGGAGATGGGACAATAAGTGATGCAATAGTAACTTATAATTATAAGTTAGATATTAATGATCAGCTAATGATATGTTCTATATCTCCATTACTAGATCCAGCTTGCCCTGGATTTCAAGACGCATTATATAAATACTTACAGTCAATGGAACAACCTAGTATTGACGATCCTTTTTATGATGAATGGGTTCAAGCTCAATTAAATAAAGAAGTTGATCTTGAAGAAGAAACCGATATTGAAGAAAAAAAAGAAAGTGAAGAAGATTTAGAAAAAGAGTTAGGCGGTCAGAATACATTAGACGCTCTTGCTGGACCTGATCAAGATGGAATCTTAATTCAACTTGCTCAAGTTCAAAAAATTGAATCATATTATAAAGTAGAAATTCAGGGTGGTTCATATGATGAAACCATAAAACTTGAAGACACAAACATCCCTGATAATAAAAGAGCATTGAGTAATTTAGCATCTGATGCTAAACATAAAGAAATGGTGCGCTCTCAATATGATTAGAACAAGGAGATAAAAATGTTCAAATCTATAACAACCCTCGGCGCTGTGTTGTTGGCTACTGCATCTTTTGCAAACGAATCGCCGATTTCTGGAAATGTTTCATCAAAATGCTCAGTGTATACTGATGTTGCGGGTGTATATGGTAACCCTAATCCAGATGAACTTAGCACTTTACCAGCAGATGGTGGTGTACATCCAATTATTCGTTATGATGTATCCATTGCTGATTATTATAAAGCTAAAATTTCGTGGCCAACATCTTTTACAACTGCACCAACACTAACTGACTCATTAACATGGGACGGTGAAGTGGAAGTTTCAGCTGTATCAGATGCAACAGGTATGACTGGATACGAAACAGCAAAAGTTGAATATGATAATCATACCGAATATGATTTAACAGCAGCAGGAACAACTTGGTTTAAAGTAACATCAAACGTTACTTATGGTGTTGATAAATCTTTGCCTGGCGGTGAATATAAAGCAAACGTTGTTGCTCTTTGCATCGCTAAATAAAAGGCTTAATTTATTATGATAAGATTAATATTAGCTGCAGCACTTTTTACATCTAGTGCTGCAGCCCATGAATTGACACCTACATATCCAGAATTAGTTCCTTCTTATGTAACTGGTGTCAGTATGACAAGAATGCATCTTTGGAATAGAAGAAATGATGTTGAATATTATGAAATAGAAGTTTTTGATGAAGAGTTTAATGGTCTTCCATTTGCATCTGCAGATAGAATTATTAAAGTTGGTTATCTTGAGCATAAAACTTTTGAAGTGTATATACGTGAAGCGGATTTAATTAAAGTAAAATATATTTGCACAAGTTCTAAGCAATTAAAAGAAGATGTATTATCAACAGGAGTAAAGTCAAGGATTTGCTCAAAAGTAAAGTGAGATAAATTATGAGATTTTTTTATAGCTTAGCATTATTATTATGTCTATTAGTTTACGTTTCAGCATCCTGGGCTGATTCGAGTTCTTTAAATTTAGCGCTTCCAGGCGCACCAGGATCTTACCAATCAGATAAATTTAGAGCAGGGGATTTAGATTGTTCTAATGCTATAGGCTCAGCAACAAATTTGGAATTTGGTGTTACCGGTATCATTAGTAAGGGCGAATATGATGCTATAAATAATTACTTCAATGACACTAAAAGTGGAGACGTTGGTGTATATGCAAGAATCATAATACCATTAGGAAAACGTGTTCACAATAGAGTCGATTGCAGTAGATTATACGACTTAGAATTGAGAAAAAAACAATTGGAAGTTGTTAAATTAGAAGCTGAAATTAAAAGACTAAGAGAGTTACAATTTGAGGACTAAATGATATGTGTAATTTTTTGATCGGCGCTGCACTATCATTACATGTTGGATTAGCAGAAGAATATAATGAAGTTCATCCTAATGTAAAAGTTGAGTGTGGAAACTATGTAAGTGGGTTATATTATAATAGTATAAACAATTTCAGTGCTTATGCTGGATTTAGATTTGATTTATCAGAAAATGTTTCAACTGAAATAGGACTAGTTGATGGATATGATAAAGCAGATACAATTAAACCAATGCTTAAACTTAATTATGATAACTATTTTATTATGCCAACTTATGAAGAAAGTTCTGGACGTGGTGGAGTAGTTTTAGGATACGAGTTTTTTATAGGAGATTAAAATGGCTGAAGTAGAATTCGCTGGAATGACATTTAAAGGTGGAAAAATGTTTGCCATCTTAACAGCTTTGTCAACCCTTGGTGGAGCTGCATGGGGAGGTTTTGAGTTCTACAAAGACTACATGGATATGAAAGAAATTATTCAAAACATAGACATTCAAGAAATACAAGCAGCCAATGAATTACAATTGCAAAAATTAAATGATGCAATAAACTACACTGTAGAAATTAGAAAAGATTTGGCTAACGATGTATCTAGAGTAGAAGCCACAGTAAGAGTATTAGAAAGTCAAGTTCAAAAAGCAGAAGAAACTGTTAGGTCTT